CCATTGAACGGAATCCGTAACTTTCGAGAATTGCGATGTCTGTTTTCGAGGCATTGATCGTTGAACGTGCTGAACCACTTGCGTCTGGGTAAACTAATATTCTGTTTGAAGGGTAGCGTCTTTTTATCTCTTGTGCCAAAGCATCAGTATCTTTTTGTTTGCTAATTTCATCTATGATCACTAGCTTTTCACCATCCCTGACACCAACAACACAGTTGCAATTCATAACATTGAAATCAACCCCACATAAAAGAGTTTCCATCTTTGTATCAAATGGGATTTTATCTATAACGTGATCTTCTCTTGAGAACCTATTATAAACTTGGCCGCTTGTGAGGTTGACCCATTGACCAAGCAAGTAGGCTTTTATTAACTGTGGTGGATAATTCTCTTCAAGAGATTGAATAAAATTTTCTGGTAAATATGGATTATCTTTAGTCTTTGCTTGAATCAATCCTGTATCGGATTTTTTATTTTTTTCAAATGTTTCAAAAGCCCAGCCATGACCTTCTGGAGTTGTCGTTGCATAGAACTGCTGAACATTGCCAGACCTTAATCTTGCAAGTGCCATATTCATTGCTTGCTCCGCTTCTCTTTTTGGTATAGTATCTGCCTCATCAAATCCAACAGCACAAAGGTTCTGGCCTCTTAGTCTTTGATATGTAAGCATCGTCCTTAGCAAGATTGTATGAGTTCCTTCTTTAAATTCTAAATTGTACTCAGGAAGTGGTGATGCTCTGAAACTGTAAGGAATTTGCCATTGATCCAAAAGCTCATTCATTGTCCTTTGTAAAATATCTCTGAGCATCGGACTCGTGGGTTCAAAGATTGCAGAAACATGACCAACATTAAGTGCTGCTAATATGCAAGATTTTGAAATTAATGCATGAGTTTTGCCAGCACCAAAACC